AGTGCCTGGGCAGCGGCCAGCGCGTCGGTGCCAGCTGCAGCCATGGGCGCGGCGGTGGCGCCGGCCAGGCCCACGGCCGCCGCTGCGGCCAGGCCCTGGCCCTTCTGGATGCCCAGGGCCGCGCCCTCGGACACCCAGCCGCCGTATTCCATGAACACGCGCGAGGGGCTGGCAATGCCCAGCGTTTCCTTGAACCACTGGCCCACGGATGTGGCGGCGCCCACCACGGTGTCCTTGAGCGCGGTGAGCTTGGCGGTCACGCCGCTGATGAGGCCGTCAATCATCTGGCCGCCGATCTGCACAAAGTTGCCGGCCATGCCCTTGAGGCTTTCCCACAGCGCCAGGGCGCCGGCCTTGATCTCTTCCCAGCGCGTAACGATGAGGTATGCCGCAGCGGCCAGGGCCACCAGGGCCAGGATGACGATGCCAATGGGGTTGGCCGCCAGGGCGGCATTGACCAGCCACTGCGCTGCGGCAAATGCCTTGCTGGCCAGTGCGGCGGTGCGGCTGATGACCATGCTGGCCACCATGGCGCCGGTCTGCAGAATCCAGGCCATGCGCGCCGCAATCAGCACGCCGCGCACGGTGAGCAGGGCGCCCTTGATCAGCGCGAATCCGTAGCCCGCCGCAATGGCCACCACCTTGCCCAGCACCAGGGCGGCCACCAAGAGGACCACGGCGCGCGTGACACCGGGAAAGGCCTGGGTGAGCGCAGACAGGCGCTCCATCCAGGGCGTCAGCATGGTGAGCCCGTCATTGAGCGATGGCAGCAGGATGTTGCCCAGGGAGATGCCCATGGCCGCCGCTTGGTTGCTGGCAAGTTTCAGGCGGTTGGCGGTGGTGGCGGCGCGCTTTTCGTACTCCGCATTCACGGCGCCGCCGTACTTGCTTTCGTCCGTGACTTTCTCGAAGTTTTCTTTGAGCGTGTCCAGCTGGCTGAGCAGGGGCGCAATGGCCTTGATGGATTCCTTGCCGAAGAGCGTTTGCAGGGCGGCGGCCTGCTGGTATTTCTCCAGCCCGCGCACCTTGTCGAACACGTTCATCATCGTGGCCGTGGCGTCCTGCTGCATGCTCTTGGCCACTTCGGTGGCGTCCAGGCCCAGGGCCTGCAGGCCCTCGCGCTGGCTCTTGGTGGCGCTTTCGCCGGCCACCAGGGCGAGCATCAGATTCTGGATGCCGGTGGACGCCACCTCTTCCTGCACGCCCATGCCGGCCAGGGTGGAGCCCAGGGCCGCAATGCCCCCGGCCGCCACGCCGGCCACGCCGCCCAGCGGACCCACGCGCGTGACTATGCCAAGGATCTGCTTTTCGTTGGCCGCGCCCGTGTTGCCCAGCAGGTTGATTTTGTCGGTGAGCGTGGCCACTTCGGGGATGGACATGCCGAAGGCAGATTTCATCTTGGCCATGGCCTCGCCGGACTCTTCGGCCGTCATGCCGAAGGCCGTGCCCATCTTCACGGCGTGCTCCACAAAGCCCACCTGTCCGTCGCCGCCCAGCAGCTGCTTTTCGTCCAGGCCCGACTGCCCGCCCAGGGCCATGATTTGCGCGATGTCCTTGGCCGCCATGGGCAGGCGCTTGGACAGGTCAATGGCGCTTTGGGACATGCGCTCCAGGCCGCTTTTGTCCAGGTCCATGACCTTGTCCACATCGGCCATGGACGACTCGAAGTCAACGGCCATCTTCAAGGGCGCGGCCAGGGATGCAGCCATGGCGGCGCCGTCGAACAGGGCGCCACGCGCATCGCCCCGGGCGGCCTTGTTGGCGTCCACGGCGGCGCGGTGCTTGTTGGTCAGCTCCTGCGCCTTGCGCTGACGTTCCAGGGCCTTGGTGGTGCGGTCGATGGCCTCGCGCAGCTTGCCCTCTGCCTGGGCCACGTTGGTGATGCCCATGCCGCTGAGCCCGGCGCGCAGGCGCTTGGCCTGGTCAATTTGCCGCTCATGGGCAGCCGAGAGTTTTTGCAGTTCCTCGGTGGTCTTGCGGTATTGCGCACCCAGGGCCTGGGCGGTGGGGCCGCCCTTTTGCATCTCGGCACCCAGCGCGGCCTTGCCCGCCTTGAGCGCGGCCATGCGCTGCTGCGTCTCCTGCAGGCGCTCCTGCATGGAGCGCATCTTGCCCACGGCGGCCTGCTGCTGCTGGAGCTTGCGCAGCGCGTCCTGCGCGCCGCTCACGTCCACGCCCACGGACTTGGCGCCCGCGCCTATGCGCTTGAGCGGTGCTGATACCCGGTCGGCCAGGTCCAGCAGTACCTGCAGCTTGAGCTTATCCATGCTTGTTCATCTGTTGGAAGCGGTCTACAGCCAGGGCGCGCCAGTGCATCAGCTCGGCCAGGTCCATGGGGTCCATGTCGGCCGGCCGCCAATGGAAGATGGCAGCCACGTCCGCCATGGCGTCCTCTACACGCTCAGGGATTCCATGGCCATCGCCTGATTGGCCTTGACCGTCTCCAGCTGCCGCGCCGGCACCAAAAAATTGACCACCTCCGTAGCGCAGGCCACCAGGTCCACGGAGTCCATGCCCGCCACGTCTTCCCGCGTGAGGGTGGGGGTGGAGATGCGCGGCAGCAGCAGCATGACGGACTCGGCGCGCAGGGTCAGCAGCTCGGCCAGGTTGATGCCGCGCAGTGCGCCGGCCAGGGGCTTGCGCAGCGTTACCACGTCGATGACGCCGCTGCCGCGCGGGATCGGTGTTTCCAGCGTGACGTTGACCTGCACGGTCTTGGCGCTGGGGGTGGTGTCGGTGGTCTTGGCTTGGGTGTCCATAGGTGCCTCGGTGGTTGGTTGTGATGAAAAAAAGCGCCGGCCAAGGTAGTGGCCCAGGCCGGCGCGAAGGGCCGTTTCCCATGCGGCCGGAGACAGACGAGAGGGGAAGGAAAACTGTTTGCGGGTGCGGGCCGTCAGATGCCCAGGGCGGTGCGGGTCTGGGCCATGCGGTCCTCGCCGTGGACCTTCTCGACCAGGTTCACGAAGTCGATTTCGAGGATGGTTTCCCCGTCCAGCACTTCTTTGTAGTAGCTCAGGCTGTACTTGAAGGTCTGCTCCACCATGTCGCCAGCCTTGGAGCTGCCGGGGTCGCGCTCGGTCAGGCGCCCGCGCATGACGACTTCGACGGCCTGCACGCCTTCGCTGTCATCGGTCTGCAGGGCGCCGGCAAAGCGCAGCATCACGGCGTCGTGCTTGGCGGCACCCCATTGCTTCATCAGGCCCTTCATGTAGCCGGCGGCCTTGAGTTCGGCCTCCATCTTGTCCTGGCCCATGTCCAGATCAATGGGGCCGTTCATGCCGCCCGAACGGTATTCCTCCAGCTTGCGGGTGAGGGTGGGCAGGGTGACTTCGGGCATTTCGCCCATGTAGTTCTCGCCGTCGATGAAGGTGGCGAAGTTCTTGAGTTTGCGGGGTAGTCCCATGGTGTGGATCTCCTGTGTGCTGGAATGCGGCCGGGCTTACTGGCCGGTGCCCACGCGCATGGCGAAGTCGCCGAAATACTTGTCGGTGATGCGCTGTCGGAATCCCAGGTCTTCCAGCGGCGGCACGGGCGTGTAGTCGTAGTCGATGACGAGCTTTCCGGCCTTGAGGGCTTCGGTGGTGTTGACCTCGGCGTCAAACCAGGCGCGGCCATCGAGGATGTAGCCCAGGGCCTTGAGTTCGCGGAACTTGGCATTGATGCCTTCCACGATGTCTTTCACCAGGCTGGGGTGCAGGGGCTTGTCGATGAAGGCGAAATGGCCTTCTGCCACAGTGTCGGCCAGCACCTGGGCGGTGCGGGTGGCGGACTCGAAGCGGAACAGTTCGTCCGTGCTGCAGGTGCGCGAGCCCCAGAAGCGGTAGCCCTGGTAGTTGATCAGCGTGGTGATGTTGCCCTCATTGAGAATGTTCGCGTCCGTCTCCGAGCTTTGCAGGTCGAAATGCACGTCCTTGCTGATGCCAACCGGGCCATTGAGCGGCACGTTGGAGAGGGTCTTGTGCCAACCCTGCTCCACGTCGATGCGGGCGCGCAGGCCCAGCGCATAGGCCACGGCCGGCACGTTGGTGGCCGCACTTGTGGTGGTGTTCCAGGCCTTGAAGTCGGGCCAGATGACCATGGTTTCCCGGGCGCCGAAACTCTCCGCATAGGCCAACGCCTCGCTCACATCGTCTGCGCCGTAGCCCTGCACGTAAGCCATGGCGCGCAGCTTGATGGCGGCGGCCGTGAGCGCATCGGCCACGGGCTTGGTGTCCAGGCCCGGCGCGCCCAGGATGCGGGGCTTGACGCCCAGCTGTTGCTGCGCGGTGAGCAGGGCCTGAATGCCGGAGCGCTTGCCGCCCACGTTGTCGCCAATGACCAGGCTGGTCTGGTCGGCCTCGGCCTCTTCTGGCGTGGCACCTGCGCCCAAGGGCACGCGGACGATGACGAGCACGGGGCGGGACTGGTCCTTGATGGCCTTCAAGGCCTCGGGCAAGGTGCCGGTGGTGCCGGCCGCGTCCAGTGCCTTCTCGATGTTGGTGAAGAGGACAGGCGTATCCAACGGGAATTTGGTGGGGTCGGCCCCGGGGCCGGTGGCCACCAGGCCGATGACGGCCGTGGAGACGATGCGCAGCGTGGTGGTCCCGGTGTTGACTTCCGAGACGCGCACGCCGTGGTGGTAGCCGGCGAGTGACATGGTGATGGGCTCCTGCAGGTGTTCGGTGGGTGTGCGGTGTGTGTCTGCATGTTCCCCCGCCCGCGCGTAGGCGGCCAGCAATGGGCGCGGTGCCAGAGCCTGCTACCCAGAAAGACAAAGCCCGCCAGGGTGGCGGGCTCGTCGTAGTGGCGCGGCCAGGTCAGGCCGGTAGTTCGTCCGGGCGCGGGGGCGTGTCGGTGATCTGCAGCGCGCGGCCGTCTGCGATCAGGCCCACGGTTTCCAGCAGTTGCACGCCGGCCGCCACGTCCGGGTCGTCAAGGTCGATGAAGCTGGCCAGCTCCTGATCCTTCAACGTGCTGCGCAGCTGCGCGGCCTGCTGGCGTTCGCCGCTGGTGGCATCGGCGCGGTCCACGGCGGCCCATTCGATGGCGGCGCGCTCTGCTGCGGTGAAGCGGCGACGAAAGGCCAGCGGGGTGATGCGGCGCTGCACCGGCTCGGGCTCGGGCGGCACGTCGGCCCAATGGGTTCCGGTCCAGCGCATGCCCAGGATGGCGGGGTTGTACTTGGGCAGTTGCACGATGTTGGCGCCCTGCATGGGGGCATGCGAATCGGTGACAGCCACGGCTATGCCTTGTTCATTGATCTGCGCGTAGGAAGGCATTATTTGTACTCCACAAGTTCCCAAGAGATACGCATTGCCCAGCCATAGCTGCTGTTCACGCTCCATCGCGCCCTGATGCTGCTTGCACTGAAAAGAAACAGCATGATGGGGTTCGCGGATTGAACGCCGTTGTTGGCAATGACACCATTGAATCCGGCAAAGTTGACGATTGCCCTGGCCGGGTTCACTGCGGCCACCGCAATATCCAGGTAGTCGATGGTGCCGCCGGCATATGGCGGCAATTCCAACACCCCGCGCTGCACACTTTTGATGCTGCTGCTCGCGCCCACACCCGCGATTTCATTGCGTGCCGCAGCCAGTTCGCTGCGTGTGGCGTTCATGACGTTGGCAACGCCGGCAATCTCATTGCGCGCATTGGCCAGGGCCGTGGTGACGGCGGCCAGCTCGGCCCGTGTCCGCACCAGGTCGGCGCTGATGATGGGATCAAGGCTGCTCATGCCTGTACCTCCGTTGCGGAAATGCCGCTGACTTTGCCGCCCGCATAGGCATAGGTTTCGGTGCGGGTGCGGCCCCGGTACAGCGTGGTCACGCTGGCCACGGTGCCGTCGCCGTTGTAGGCCATGGTGGTGGTGGCGGGCTGGCCGTCGCGCGTCTCCACGATGCTGGAGACGCGGCCGGCGCCGTCATAGGTGATGGTGGCCTGCGCGGGACCGTTGGCCGGCCCCAGCGCCAGGTGCTCGGGCTTGAGGGTGACGGCCACGCCGGTCTGGCCGTTGATGCTGGCCACCTTGCCCGTGGTCAGGCCGTTGATGCTTTGCTGCAGGGCCTGCAGGCCGGCCTGCACCTCGGTGGCGATGGCGCGGGCGGCCACGGCCTGGTCGATGCGCTGCAGCTCGCCGTCCAGTTGCTGGATGGTGTCGATCAGGCGCAGCACGTCCTGCTCCAGCTGGTTCTCGGGATCAGGCAAGGGCAGGCCGTAGCCGGGGGTCTGTTGCTCTGCCATGGTCAGGACTCCAGCACCACGGCGCGCAGGTGGGTCGCGGTGGGGCGCGCGTTGAGGTCGCCCGTGATGGCCAGACGCACACGCACGCGGGCGCTTTGGATGCCGTCCTTCTGGTAGGTGTTTTCCAGCGCGCCGGCCGTGGGGTGGCTGGTGGATTTGTAGGGCACATCGGCCCAGGTGTTACTGCCCTCGGTCTGGTACTGCACCAGCACGCCGCTGCCGCCCGGCAGGGTGGCGTTGAGCACCACGCGCAGCGAGCTGGCCCGCGTGGCGTCTGCGTTGATCCAGGCGCCCACATAGTCGCCATTGGTCTGCAGGCTGCCGGCCAGCAGGGTGACGCCGGGCTCCAGCGCGGCGGCCAGTTCGCGCGTGCAGTGCAGCAGAGCGCGGACCTTGACGCGGCCCGTGTAGCGCTCGGTCAGCTGCTTGACCTGGCCAGGGGCCACGCTGTGGATCACGGTTTTGCCGGCGACGGTGGTTTCCAGCTCGAAAGTGCAGCCGGCGCCCACGGCGGGCTCATGCGCAAAGGCGGACACCATGAGGTCGGAGGCGGCCACCACATCGGCATGGCCCAGGTCCAGCGCGCTGGTGGCGCCCGTGTACTCGGCCACCAGCAGCTCGAAGGCCAGATCCTGAGTTTGGTGCGCGGTCCAGGTGGATGCGTTGGAGCTGGACAGCAGCACGCCCACCGTATAGGGCTGGGTGGTGATCCACTGCTGCCCGGTGATGTCCCACTGCCCCAGCTCGGCCACGGCCAGGGCGCTGGTGGCGTCGTTGGCCAGGACTACGGCGCAGTATTCGCGCCCGGCGTCCAGCAGCGTGGGCTGCCAGGTGGCGATGGTGGGCGTGCCATCGGTTTTGACCTGCTCGGTCTTGAGGTGGCATTCGGCCAGGATGCGCTGGGTGGGATAACCGTTGTCCACTTCGCGCAGCTGCACCTGCAGCGGGCCGCCCACGGCCGTGGCCCAGAACTTGAAGCCCAGGGCCTGGCGGGTCTGGGCGAGCGTGAAGGTCTGCGCCAGGGGGTCGTATTTCTCGATCCATATGCGCGTGACCTGCTGCAGCTGCTTTTCGATGAGGGTGCCTTCCCCCGTGAATTGCGTGGTGCCGTAGCTGCCGCCCGTGCCCTTGAATTCCACATCCTTGGTGCCGGCCGGCAGGTTGGCGGGCACGGTGAACTTGCCGCGCAGCAGGCCAGCGGCGTCGGCCACCAGGGTGCCACCGGCCAGTGGCGTGGCGGCCACGTCCAGGCCCGCGAATTTCACGCTCTGCAGCGTCTCGCCGGGGCCGAAGTGGCAGACGAACTCCACGGGGATGGTGCGCAGGAATTCCAGGGCGTGGCTGGTTTCGCCAGTCACCACTTCCACGATCTCGCGGCCGCTTTCCCGTTGCAGCAGCCCCCCGCCAATCTTGGTGTAGAACTTTTCCTCGGTGGGCGAGATGTAGGCGGCCGTGGTTTCGGTCCAGCGGTCCACGGAGGGCATCAGTTCCACCAGGCTGGGGGCGATGCCGAAGGCGTCATAGGGATTGACCTTCATGGCGCCGCTGCGCAGCGGCTGGCTGATGGCGGCCACGGTGGTCGCCTGCACGGTGGTGCGCTGGGTGATGTCCACGCCCAGCGGATAGGCGGTGATGCTGATGGGCAGCTGCAGCGCGCCGTTGGCAATGGCGCCGGTCTGGGCCGTGCCCATGTCGCGCATGCTGTTGTTCAGCATGGGGTCAGCAAAGCGGCCCTTTTGCACGCCGGACCAGCGGCCGGACACGTCCACGGCCAGGCTCATGGTGGCCAGTGCCACCTCGAAACCGTTCATGCGCTCGATGGCGCGATTCTGGGACTCCATGGACACCATCTGCACCCGCTCGTCGATGACGCGGCGCTCATCGGTCCAGGGCTGGTAGACGGTGGCGATGCTCAGGCATCCGGCCGGCGTGCGGGGCTTCAAGGGATTGAAGGCCGAAGACACGCCAGTGACCCACTGCGGCACGCCGTCCGCATCCAGGATGAGGCGGTCATAGCGGCGCAGCGCGAAGTTGTACGAGGCCAGCACCTGGGTGCCGGGCAGGGCGCCCTGCACCTGAAAACTGCGCTCGGTCTGGTTCTGGACCTCGGCCACGATGTTGCATTTGTAGCGCACCTGGTAGGTGGTGCCGGGGGCGGGCTCGGCGCCGGCCGGGCTCCAGTCGATTTGCCCGGCCACCAGCTGCCAGCTGGTGCCCTGGGCGTAGACGGTGGCGCCCTGCTTGACTTCCTCCACCTCGATCACGGAGTTGTCGGGCAGCGGGTCGGCCGCGCCGATGAAGCCGCCGTGCACCACGTTGACATTGCGGCGCACGGTGATGCGCGCCTGCACGGCGCCCACGGCAGGCCAGCGGTCCAGGGTGATGGTTTGCAGCGCTTCGGTGAGGCTGGCGTGGGGCTCGCTGTCGATCCACTGCACATCAGGCTGGGCCGCGTAGACGATGCGCCGGTCTGCGCCCAGGCGCAGGGCCAGGCCGTTGATGCGCGCGGCGCCCGCCTTGAGGGTGTAGACCTGCTCGCCGCCGGCCAGGTCATCGCCCAGGACCAGCTGCAGGCCGCTGGAGACGTAGTTGCTGCCCGTGGATTCCACGTCATACCGGGCCAGGGCCTGGGTGACGGCATCAATGTTGGGCGGCGGCTCCTTTGGCCGCACGTTGCCGTCCTCGATCATCCAGACGGGTACGAATTCGCCGCGCGTGCCGTCATCCTTCACGCCCCAGACCAGGGTGATGCGCTCGCGGTCGGCACCGGGTTCGTCCCAGCCGCGCGTGCCCACGGCGGGGTTTTTCAGGCTGGGGTCTTCCAGATGGGTGATGACATCGCGCTGCAGGTAGGCGCCGATATAAACGGTGCCCTCGGTGGCGATGGCCAGCTGCGCGGCTTCGATCTCGTGCACGGCGGCGTCGATGTACAGGCGCCCGGCCTCGATCTTGGCCAGCTTGGCGGCAATGTCGGTCACGCACATGGCGCCGCTGATGATGTCGCCGCTCTTGAACAGCACGCCCATCAGGCCGCGCAGGCGGTGCTCCTGCATGGCCTGCAGGTCGTTGGCTTCGGCGGACTGCACCACGCGGTCGTGGTGCACCAGCATTTTGCTGTAGCGCTTGGTGGGGTCGAATCGGGTGTAGACGGTCATGGCGGGCCTGGTCAGAAGGGCAGGATGATTTCTTCCACATCGCGCTTGTTCGCGGGGCGCACCACGGCATTGCGCCGCTCCAGGGTGTAGAGCTTGCCGGGCTGGGTGATCTGGCCGGGCTCCACGTAGTACTGGCCCGCAGGCACGGCGGGGTCCACCACGGTGCCCATGATCACGGCCATCTCGCGGATGGGCTGGCCCACGGCTTCGCCGTAGGCAAAGGTGGTGCGGATCAGCAGCAGGCGCGTGGGCGCGGCGCTGACGCTGTAGCGGTCGCCGCCCGGGGCCTCGATGGTGCCGGCAGGGTCGCGCACCACGTACAGCTTTTCCGTGACCAGGCGGCGGCCGATTTCATCGACCAGCGCAGTCTGGCCGCTGCCGGCAGGCGGCGTGCCCTGGCCGTCCCACTCGGGCCGGCCCCGGCCGTAGGCAATGTGGATGGTCATGGCCGCTACGGCCTGGGCCAGCACGATGCGGCCCTCTTCTTGCAGTTCTGCTGCCATTGGTCAGTCCAGTCTTGTGGTGATGGTCGGGCACACGATGGCCCAGGTTGCGGAGTCCCAGGCGCCGCGCCAGGTGCGCGTGTTGTCCAGGGGAATGGGGGCCTGCGCAAAGGCACGGCCGCCGCCGAATGCAATGGGGTCGGGCGCGGGCCAGGCGCTGACGGACAGGTGGCCATCAGCTGCCATGACGGTAGGCAGGAGGCGCTGGTACTGCGGCACCTCGGTGGTGGTGATGCCTGCGCTGCCCATGGACACGTCGCGCATGATCTCGCTGTCATAGGCCCAGGCGTCGTAGGTGAGGGCGTCGGCCGAGGTCACGGCGGTGTGGCGCAGGCCCAGGGCCATGAGCAGCACATCGGACAGCAGCGGTGCCGGGCTGACGGTGGTGTGGCGCTCGGCCTGGCTGACTTTCACGGGCTCCTCGCCGTCCAGCTCCACCCAGCCGCCGCTGTCGTTGTCCCAGAGCGCGCCGTCATAGCGCGATCCGTCATAGCGCAGCGCGCGCACATCGTCGCCGTGATAGACGCGATAGAAACTCACATGCAGCGGGATGCTGGCACGCACCACGCGGGCGATGTGCAGCAGGTCGGCGTCGGACACCAGGCGGCCCGGGTCCAGGTGCAGCAGGTAGCCGTCTTCCTCGATGCGCAGGGCCAGGGTGTCATAGCCCAGCCAGCCCAGGGCGCGGCGCACGCCGGCCCCGTTGCCGCGCTCGCGCAGCCAGGGCAGGGCGTGGGTGAGCAGGGCGCCCAGATCGGGGAAGTAGGGCGCAAAGCGCGCCACCTGCCACTGCATGGCAATCCATGGCTGAAACGCCGCGTTGCCGCGCACGCTGGCCGGCTCCACGGCGTCGGCCAGGTCGCCCCACTGCGGGGTGGCCTGGTCCACGGCGCGCTCCAGCGGTGTGACCTGGGGCGGCAGGATGTGGCGGCGCACGGTGGGGGCTGTGGCCATGGCTACAGCACCCCCGCATCGGTCAGGTCCACGGCGCCTGGCACCGGGTATTCGTCGGCCGCCAGCACGGTGCTGGCCGGTGGCGCGTCGTCGCCCACGTAGTCCACAGCTGCCACGCCTGGGGCGTGCAGGATGCTGGTGATCCAGCTGCGCGCCACGCGCCGGCCCAGGGTGGCCTGGGTGCCCATGTTGGCGGCCAGCAGCGCGGCCAGGTCGGCCAGCAGGGTGGGCGATGCGCCGGCCGTGCGCCAGATCCTTGCGCGCACGTTGATGGGGCGGGGCTTGGCCAGGCCCACGGACATGGCAACGCCCAGCATGCGGGCGCCCTCGTGGTCCAGCGCGGCCCGCACCTGCTGCACGGTGTCCTGGCCCGCGTCATGCAGCCACAGAACCACATGCACGCTGCCGGGCGCGGGCTGCATGGCGTGGGCACCGCGCACGTTCAGGCTGGTGGACAGGGCCACGAATTCATAGTGCTCGCGCGTGCCCTGGCCGGCCAGCGCGGCAATGCGCAGCTGCAGGCGCAGGCGCAGGCGCTCGTCGTCTTCGCCGGCCAGGCGCTGCACATTGAACAGGGCCGCCAGGTGGTCGAGATCGCCGCCCGTGGCGAAGGCCAGCAGGTGGGCGCGGGCGGCATCGTTGACGCGGGCGCGGTAGAGCATTTCGCGGTACGCGAAGGCCTCCAGCAGCTTGACCAGGGGTTCGGACTCCAGGGCCAGGACTTCGGCGGCCTCGGGGTAGCGGGCCAGCACATCGGCCTTGATGTCGCGCACCAGGGCCTCGAAGTCCAAAGGCTCCACTACGGCCGGTGGCGGCAGGGTGGCCAGATCGGTGCTGGTCATGGAGCGCCCCCGATGGTGACGGCCAGGCGCAGGGCGCGGGCCTTGGCAGCTGCGGGGCTCAGGTAGTCGCCCCAGATGGTGAGGGTGGCGCGGCCGGGCTGGTCGGTGTCGCGCTCGATGAGGATCTGCCGCAGCGCAAGGCGCGGCTCCCAGCGCATCAGGGCACTGGCGGCGGCAGACAGCAGGCGGATTTCGCTGGTGCGGTTGTCGGGCTGGTCCACCAGCGCGGGCACGAGCGAGCCGTAATCGCGGCGCATGACGCGCGTGCCGATGGGCGTGGCCAGGATGTCGCCAATGGACTGGCGCAGGTGCTCCAGATCGGTGATGGCCCGGCCGGTGGTGCGGTCCATCATTGCGGCTTCTCCGTGGTGGATTCGCCGGTACGCACGCCGCCGTGGATGTGTTTCACCAGGCTGATGCCCTGGGCCACGATGTCCACATTCGTGGAGATTCCCCCGGCCGTCATGCTGAGCGATGCGGCGCCCACGTTGAGCTGCAGACTGTTGGGAGTCATGTGCAGGCGGCACTGGCCCTGCCCCACGTCCAGCGTGATGGACTCCAGGCACATGATTTCCAGGGTGCCGCGCAGCCACTGCAGGTAGTTGTCTTGCGCCCACTCCATGCGCTCGCATTCGGGCTGGTCGCTGGGCTGGGGCATGGCGTCGGAGTACAGGCCCACCAGGGCCACGCCCTGGGTCATGTCGCCGCCCTGGCACAGCACCACGGCCTGCTCGCCCACCACGGGCGGGGACCAGTGCCGGCCGCCCTTGGCGCCGCCCGCGCGCAGGGCCAGCCAGGGGAGCCATGCCGTGGTGTTGTCGCCCACCTTGACACGCAGGCGGGCCGGGCTGGCCAGCCGCACGGCGGCCACGGTGCCGCGCCGGATCAGGTTCTCCAGGCGGCGGGCGGCCTCGTAGGGCGATTCGGTTTGTGCGACGGGCGATTCCATGGCCCCCATGGTGGCCACGCACGCGCGCGAAGGCCACAAGCATGCCCGGTGCCAGGCGGTGCAACCGCCGAGAGGCGATCTAGAGTTTCAAGTGCTGCAGCACCAGGGTGCGCAGCTTGTCCAGATCCTCGTCGCCGTAGCCCAGCAGCTCGCGTGCCGGGTAGTCGTAGCGCGGGCCTCGGCCGGGGTTGACGTTGTCCGTTTCGCCGAAGTGGTGGACGCGGGCCACGCGCTGGGCGCGGCCCAGGAATTCGACCACGGCGCCATCGGTCTGGCCCTTGGCCTGCAGGGCCTTGGCGCGCTTGAGCTTGGCCATCATGGGGCCGGTCTTGGTTTCAAAGCGGGGCTTGCGCCGGCCCTTGAGCGACGGGGGCGGCTTGCGCGCTTCCCAGCGGCTGCCGTCTGGCGCCTGCTGCTGCGTCATGCGGCGCGTGTTGGTGGTGCGCAGGCTGCGCGCCACCTGGGCCGCCAGGCGCTTGCGCTCAGGCGGGCTGAGCTTTTCGAGAAAGGCGCCGGCCCAATCCTCCAGGGCCTTGAGTTCCTGGGCCATGGTTTACTTCGGCATGCGTTGGCGCCACACGGGCGGCAGAAATTCCCAGGTGGCCAGCAGCTGCTCGTTGCGCAGCCACAGCTCCCATTTCTCCAGCTGCTGAATGTCCTGGCCATCGAAGCGCTGCAGGCCCACCTGCCCGGGTTCTTCGGGATGGTTGATGTGCAGGCGCGTGTCGTGATCCGGGTCGGGGGTGACGATGGCGCGCTCTGTGAGGTCGATCTCTATGCCCAGGTCGTAGGTGCTTGCGCTTTGTGGTGCGACGGTAAAGCGTATGGCGTTCTCGCGCTTGTCCGGGTTGTCGAACAGCTCGGGCTGGTTGGCTTTGCACCAGGCCAGCAGCGGGACCATGATGGCGTCCGGGTGGCCCGCGTAGCCCAGCAGCGTGGCATAGACCGTATAGCGGTACTCGAAAGAGAGCGAGTTCGTGCCCGAGGCGATCAGGCGGCCGTCATCGCCATAGACGATGAAATTCTCAGGGTCGCGCGCCAGGTCTGGCGCGCATTGGGCCAGGAAGTCGCGCAGGCTCTGCAGCTTGAGCATGTCAGCCCCCCATGCCGGCCAGCGTCTGCTCGGTCCAGCGGTCCATGGCCTTGCGCATCAGCTCGTATCGGTCTATGCAGTAGTTCAGCTCCCGGATTCCTTGATCCCCATCGTGGGCGATGTCGGCAAGATTTGCTGCTGCCGTTGGGTCAAGTTGGGCATACGCGGTTTCAGGCCCAGCGGCTCCACCCTGGGCGGGGCCGCGTGGCGCAGGTCCACAGCTGGCGGGCACTGCAGGGACGATGGGGACGCGCACGCGGACAGTGCCAGCACGCACGCCAGCGACATGGGTTTGATGAGCTGCATTGGCGTTTCCTTGGATGGTTTCGAGCTTGGTTTTCTGGTCTGCGATCTGGGTGCGCAGGCCGCTTTCTGTGGCGTCGCGCTCGGCGCGCAGCTTTTCCACGGCCTGGTCTGCCTTGCGCTGCTGAGCCTGCAGGGCGGTCTGCTGGGCCTTCGCTGCGCTGCGGCCTTCGTAGAGCACCCCCGCGCAGAACGTGGCCAGGAGCAGGGCCAGGAGCAGCACGCCAGTCAGCAGGAATTGCGAGCCGAGCAGGCCGCGCTGGTGGTGGTGTGGTGTCACGTCAGGGCCTCCAGGCAGGCGCTGTGCCGCGCGAGCTGCCGGGTCCAGACGCCGCGGCAAACGCGGTTGCCCGGCGTGCTGCAGTCAAAGCGCCAGCGGCGCGGCCGGCCCGCGCTGTCCCATTGGTAGGCGGTCCAGCCTGCGGCCTCCTGCCGCGTGCTGGTCATGTAGCGATAGGCCAGGTAGGCCTTGCAGGCGCCCGCATAGTCGCCGGCCCGGGTGCGCGCCAGCATGCTGGAGCCGCGCCAGGCGCCGCAGCCGTACTGCCCGGCAAAGTCCACGGCCTGGGCGAATTCAGCGGCATGCATGGGCGTATCGCCCAGCGAGTCGCGCACACAGGTGCCGTATTGCGCTTCCAGCAGGTTGGTGGCCAGCTGCCGGGCGCGCTCGCGCGTGATGGGCGGATCTTCCATGGTCACGCGCTTGCCGTCCTCGTAGTGGGTGGCGCCGTGGCCGATGGTGGGCACGTCTCCCTGCACCGGCACGATGGGCGCCGAGCTGAAACCCTCAGCCGCAATCCAGGCGGTGACGATGGCGGCACCGATGCCCAGCAGCTTGGCGGGGATGCGCTGGCCGCTCATGCCTGCACCTTGCAGGCTGCGGCCTGGTCCATAGCTTCGCGCGCCTGCTTGGCGCGGCGGTCTTCGCGCTCATTGCTCCAGCGCCACACGAGGTAGGCCGCCTGCAGCAGCACGTAGATGATGGTGAGCGCGGTAGCGGTGTGGGTCATGGTCCAGCCGTTGGCAACGTTGGCGGCCACGACGGTGACGGGCGGGGCGGCCTTGGCACCCTCCATGGCAACGGCTTTCACGATGGTTTCGCGGTCCATATCAGTCCCACAGTTGAATCATTGGGCGGGCCGGCGCGGGCGCGGCCACCAGTTGGACGGGTTCGCCAGCGCCCAGGCCTGCGGCGCGCTTGGCCAGGCCAGGGTGGGCGTTGAGCGTGGCTTCCACGGCGCCGGCCGTGCGGCCCAGGTGCCGGTGGCACAGGGCGTCCAGCGTGTCGTGCTCATGGGCGCGCACGGTGGTGGTGGGGCTGCTGGTGGTGGCCATGGCTACAGCAGTTCCACGGTGCAGCGGGCACGGCCCACCAGGTCGGCAATGGCCCAGCGCTGGTTTTTGCGGTGGTAGTCCACCTTGGCCGCCAGGGCCTCGCGCACGGCTTCCTCGCCGCCGCCGCCCACCTTGGTGGCCGCGCTTTCGCGGTAGGCCTCCTGCAGATCCGCCTGCAGGCATTCGTGCACGGCGCGGCGGTAGTGCAGGAGCTTGGCGCTTTCGCCGCCGACCTGGGGCGCGGGCACGTCCGCCAGCTGCTCATAGCCCCAGCGGGCGCGCTGCTCGGCCGCCCATTCCTGCAGCTCGGCATTGACGCTGAGCATTGCGGCCTTGAGGGCGAGCAGCAGGCGCGGTGTGGTCACGGTGCCGTCCAGTCGGCAGGCATCGCGCACCTGGGTGGGCACCAGGTCGGGAAACCAGCCGTCATTGCTCACGGTGGGCTCGGCGGTGGATGCGGGCGGGTTGGCGTTGGCAATGAAGGACATGGCGGGCGGGGGCGGATGGTGAAGGTGGGCGGTGGTCCGTGGCGTTGGCCGTGCATGGCATGGCCAGATGGCCGTGGCCACGGAGCCGCCCGGTGCGTGGGGTTCGCTCAGGTGGGAGGGTTGGACTGCAGCTCGTTCAAGCGGCGCTCCAGACGCTCCACGTCTTTTTTCACGCCCACCTTTTCAAACAAGGTGACGGCGCGTGTCAGGTGTTCCAGCGCGATTTGCACGGGCTGCAGCTCCAGCTGTTTGGGGTCCACCTCGGTGCTGGTGGTCTTGCCCATGGCGGCCCAGCCGATGGCCTTGTGCAGCTTTGCGCGCACCTGGTCATGGATGTCCAGGCCGGTGGTGAGCTGGTCCACCTTGGCCAGCGTGACCATGGCGTCATGGCCGGCCAGCTTGCCGGCAATGGCGGCCTCGGCGGTTTCTTCCATGACCACGGCCGGCAGGTCGCGGTTGTACTGGTCGGGCATCTTGAGCTGGTGACGCAGCGCGTAGTCGGCCAGCTCCAGGACGCGGGGCCAGTTGCCCACGTCGATCTGCCACACGAGCACTTCCACCAGCACGGGGTCCATGGCGCCGGCATTGGCCTGCAGCACGCCGTCGATGTAGGCATCAAAGTCGGGCAGGAACTTGGCTTTCGCCGCAATCTTGTTTTCGACGGCCTTGATGTTTTTCAGCGTGGCCTTGTGGGCGTACAGCGTGGCCAGCATGAGCTGGTGTTCGCTGCCTTGCATGGGGCCGTGCGGGTCGATGGCGGCAGATGCGACGGCCTCTTGTTCCGCCAGCACACGCATGCGGTGCAGGCGCGCGGGAGTCATTGGCATGGTGTGTTCCAGGTGGTGGCTTGCAACATGGGCCGCGCCGCTGAGCTGCTGCGCGGCCCTGGCCCCTCGGCTTGGTTCCGGGCTATTCGATGAATTCGATGTTTTCGACGAAGGCGCAGGCGCCGAAATCCTCGATCACATAGTCGTCGTTGGAGCTGTTGAAAAAGTCCACCTGGTTCATTGACGGGTTGTCGATGATGGCCTTGCGGCGCGCATCGCGTTGCCAGTAGATGGACAGGTTTTTCAGAGGCGTGATGAGCAGGCCACCGTCGATGAAGAAAGGCACGGTCACGGCCTGACTGCCGCCCAGGCGCATCTGGCTCACAACCATGTCGGCCGCCAGGCGCTCGCTGGGCAGATCGTTGTTGTTCACGATGGGGAACAGCTTGTCATGCATCAGGTCATCGCTGCAGATGGCGCGCAGATCCGGGTGTTTGCGGTGCCACGAATCAATCAGCGAGTGCTTGGCATCCATGGCCAGGGCGTCGAGGTTCTTGTAGTCGCCACCCGGTCCCACAGTGACCTTGCCCGCCACCTTGCCAGAAGACATGACGCGCTCGGGCGCCTCTTCGCGCAGGCGCTGCAGCCACCCCTTGGTCAGATCCTGCAGCAGAGGGTTGGCGGTCAGGTTGGTGGTGGCCTTGGCTTCCTTGCCGTTCCATCCCACCATGATTCGGTCCAGCGCATTGCGTTCGGCAATCAGGTCGCTGATACGCACCTGAAAGTCGGGGAAGTGCGCCCAGGCATCGAGCATCGCGTACTTGATGTGGGTATCGGAATCAATCTGCAGGCAGTGGTATCCGGTCTTGTCCTTGCCTGTCGGATCTTTGGTCTTGCGGGGGCCGTCAGCGGTGGTGTCCGTGCGGCTGGCGACGGGACGGGTCAGGCTCAGACCCACCTTTTCGCCCTGCTGCGGCACCACGGGCAGGATGTTGATGGACTTCAGGAATGAACTCGATTCCTGCATGCGGGTTTCCAGCTTCTGCTGCACGGTCGGCGAGACGTTGAAGTGCCGCGCGACGCTGGCCACGCCCGACAGTTGGGCTTGCCGTGTCGTGTAGGCATCGAAGAGGGCTGCGGTTTCGTTGCGCATTGTGGTTTTCCTCGGTGTGTCGGTGGTGGTCTGGTGGGCCTGACGCGGCTCTCAGTAGTCGGCCATTGCCTGGCCGTTGCCGCCTGTGGCGGGTGGGCGTTGATGGCCCGTCTGTTCCTGCTGGCTGAGCTTTTTCACCAGGTCGGTGTGCTGGGTTTGGAGCTGGGCGAATTGGCCGGCCATTTCGTCCTGCTTTTGCGCCATGGTCTTGAGCACCTTGCTGGCCTCGGCGAAGGCTTCCACCAGCGGCGCCTGGTCAGCCGTCGCGCTGTGCGTCTGCACGGGCTCGGGCTTTTTCTCGGGCTGCTGTGGGGAGAGCTTGTCCAGGAACTTGGAGAACATGCCCACCATGGCCTGCATGGCGCCGGCATCGCTGCCAGTAGGGGCGGCGGCTTCTTGTTCCAGCTCCAGGCTGAAATGCTCGGCGGCGGTGAAGAGGTTGCCCGGCTTGACCTTGCGGCCCGCCAGCGGGCTGGCGTTCGGGTGCTGCGCGGCAAACTGCAGCATCTCGGTGCCCAGGCTGGCCGGCGTGTCGGTGACGGCCAGGCCGACCATGTAGGCCTCGCCGGAGCCCGCGAAATCGGGGTCCACCTCGATGGAGGTATAGAGCTTCTGGCCCTTCTGGTTGATGGCGATCAGCGAGTCCAGGGGCTGAATCTGCGCATACAGCGCGAGCTTGCCGTCTGCCTCCTGCTTGGCCTGCACGGAAAGCACGTCGCCCTGGGCGGCAAACGAGCTGTCAGGCAGCAGGCCGCGCATGTGCTCGATCCAGACACGGGCGCCGTATTTCTTCGGGTCGAAGTTGCGAGCCATTTGCTCGATCCACGTCCGAGAAATGGCGCGACCATCGGTAGTGGCACCTTCGGTAGCCACGCGGAACAACTTGGACTTTTTCATGTGTGCAGGTTGGCGAGTAGGTTGATAGGCCCCTTTTGGGGATGCCTCTATGCTCCCGCCGCACCGCGTAGGCGTCCAACTGAATGGCCGGTGCGAGGCGATCACAGCGGCCAAAGGTGATGCGCGCGCGCGAGGGCATGCAGACACTCGATGGCATGACTTCTGCCGTGCGCCGAAAGAGGCCTGCCAACCCCTTTCCCATCCAACCCGACGCCCCGCCGCCCGATCAGGTGCAGCTGCTGCATGACCTCACTGCAGACGGGGAGGCGGGCCAGCGGCGCCAGGCTCGGGCGCTGTATTGGATGGGGTGGCGCATCACCCATATCGCCGAGCACCTGGGCATTGCACGTACCACGCTGCACGACTGGAAAAAGGCCGATGGATGGGATGCGGCCAAGCCCGTGGAGCGTGTCGAGGGATCGCTGGAAATGCGCCTGTGCACGCTCATCAACAAGGAGGGCAAGGGCAACGGCGATTACAAGGAAATCGACGCGCTGGGGCGTGCCATGGAGCGCTTGGCGCGCGTGCACAAATACGAGCGCACGGGCCGCGAAACGGATCTGAATCCGGCCATCGAAAAGCGCAATGCCGGGCCAAAGAAGCAGCCCGAGCGCAATCACTTCACGTCCGAGGACGTGGACAAGATCACACGGGCATTTCTGGATTCGCTTTTCAACTACCAAAACACATGGTGGGAGCAGATCCAGCAGCGCACGCGCGCCATTCTCAAATCGCGCCAGATCGGGGCAACGTGGTACTTCGCCCGCGAGGCCCTAATTGATGCCCTGCAGACGGGCCGCAATCAGATTTTTCTTTCGGCCAGCCGTGCGCAGGCCCATGTTTTCCGGCAGTACATCATCGCGTTTGCAAAGGAGCATTGCGATATCGATTTGAAGGGCGATCCCATCGTCCTGAGCAATGGCGCCACGCTGTATTTCCTGGGCACGAGCGCGCGCACCGCGCAGTCGTACCACGGCAATCTCTATTTCGATGAATTCTTTTGGGTCAACAACTTCACGGAGCTGTGGAAGGTGGCCAGCGGCATGGCCATCCACAAGCATTGGCGCAAGACGCTGTTTTCCACTCCCAGCAGCCTGCAGCACCAAGCCTATGCCCTGTGGAGTGCGGAGCGCATCAACAAGAAGCGCGCCAAGAAGGACCGCATAGAGCTGGACCTGAGCCATTCGCACCTGGCTGGAGGCTTCACCGGCGAGGACAAGATATGGCGGCAGATTGTCACGGTGCTCGATGCGCAGCGCGGCGGCTGCAATCTGTTCGACCTTGACGAGCTGCGCTTCGAATATTCGGACGAGGAATGGGACAACCTGCTCATGTGCGGGTTTGTCGATGACACCTTCGCCGTTTTCCCGCTGTCCACGCTGATGCGCTGCCATGCGGACAGCTGGGATGCGTGGAGCGATTTCAAACCTTTCACGCTGCGCCCCTTTGGCCAAAAGCCCGTCTGGATTGGCTATGACCCCAGCCACACGGGCGACTCGGCGGGCCTTGTTGTGCTGGCCCCGCCAGACAAGCCGGGCGGCAAGTTCCGCGTGCTGGAGCGCATGCAATTCAAGGGAGCGGACTTTGAAGGGCAGGCCGAAGTCATCCGCCAGATGACTGAGAAATACAACGTGGCGCACATCTGCATTGATTCCACAGGTCTGGGCCAGGGCGTCCTGCAGATCGTGAAGAAGTTCTTCCCGGCCGTGAAGTCATTGCAGTACAGCGTGGAGGTCAAAACGCGCCTGGTGATGAAGGCGCAAAGCCTCATGCGAGCCGGCCGATTTGAGTTCGATTCTGGCGACGTGGATCTGCAGCGCAGTTTCCTGGCCATCAAGCGCGAAATGACGGGCTCAGGCAAGAGCGTGACGTATGCGGCTGGTCGGGGCGGCGAAACAGGGCATGCAGACCTGGCCTGGGCTTGCATGAATGCGATGGACAACGAGCCGCTGGAGGCCGTCGCCGTGGGCGGCGTTCCCAGTCGCACGACTTTGGAGATTTACTGATGACAGACACAACAACCCCAGCGGGCACCATGACGACGCCGGCCACTGCCGAAGCATTCTCTTTCGGCGATCCCGAGGCCGTGCTGGACCGACGCGAAATCTTGGATTACGTGGAATGCTGGCTCAATGGGGATTGGTACGAAACCCCCATCAGCTTCGATGGCCTGGCGCGCACGCTGCGCGCTGCCACCCACCACGAAAGCGCCATCCAGTTCAAGGCCCAGGTGCTCGCCAGCACGCTGCGCCCGCATCCGCTGCTGAGCCGCGCCACGGTGCATTGGGCTGCTCTGGACTTCCTTGTTTTTGGCAATGGCTACTTGGAGCGCCCGCGCAATCGTCTAGGTGGCACATTGCCCCTGCGCCACGTACTGTCCAAGTACACGCGGCGGCACCGTGGCTTGAGGCTTTTCGGGTTCCGTCGCTCCTGGCAGGAAGAGCACACGTTTCCCGAAGGCAGCATTTGCCACATCTTCCAGCCCGATGTGCACCAGGAAATCTATGGACTGCCGCAGTACCTGGCCGCCCTGCAATCTGCCTGGCTCAATGAGTCGGCCACGCTGTTTCGGCGCCGGTATTACAACAATGGGAGCCATGCCGGATACATCCTCTATCTGAGCGACCCCGAAGTGGCAAAAGACGATGTGGATGCGCTGCGCCAGGCCTTGAAATCTTCCAAGGGCATGGGCAATTTCCGCAATCTGTTTTTCCATTCGCCTGGCGGCAAAGAGAAAGCCATCCAGCTGCTGCCCATCGGCGAGGCGGCGGCCAAGGATGAATTTTTCAACATCAAGAACGTGAGCCGCGATGACCAATTGGCCGCCCACCGCGTGCCGCCGCAGCTTATGGGCGTGGTGCCGGCCAATGCTGGCGGCTTCGGCGATGTGGTCAACGCTGCACGGGTGTTCGCGCGCAACGAAATCCAGCCCCTGCAGACGCACTTCGCGCAGACCATCAATGAATGGATGGGGGATGTTGTCTGCAGCTTTGACCCTTACCTGCTGCCCAGCGTTGAGCAGGCCCAGCAAGGTCTGGTGTAGACGGGAAACGATGGAACAAAGGGGCCTGCATGCAGGCCCCTTTTTCATTGGCGCTGTCAGCTGGTGGCGCGGTCCAGCGTCTTGAGAGCGGGCTGAAGCAGCTGCCGCACATGGCAGGCGGGAATGGGGTTTGCCTGCGCCGCCTGCAGCAATGCATCCAGGGCAATCAGGTTCGCATAGATGTCCCGCGCTGCCGCATGCATCGGGTCGTCGGTCTCATTGCTATCGCTCACTCGTGGCCCCTTGTGTCTCTTGGTTCTGTGGAAATATACAGTGTTCTACTGTTTAAATATACAGTACTTTTGAATCTGTAACTTTTCGCTTGCACTCCTGCAGGCCTCCAGCGCGCTCAAAGCATCCAGCCTGCCCCGCCCCTTGCCGCTGTCCCGTCGCGCTGCCCAGCGGCCCGCCACGCCCCTGCACGCCCCCACCGCAGGGCACCCCCTTCCCGCCATCCAGCCGAAAAGGCCTATCTTGACCGCCAGCGCGCGCTGAGACCCCCGCCTCACCAGCGCGCTAAATGTTTGGCTTTCGACGGCCCTGCCGGCCAGGGCCAGCGCCAAGCGCGGTGCGGCCTGCGCGGCGATGTGGCCTGTATTTCACATGACGGGATTTGACGCAGAAATGCGCGTTTTGACGGTGCTGGACAGGCAGCTGCGGGAAGCCGGGGCGGCAGGACCAGGAAAACCGCGCGAACGCGGTCCAGAAGCGACAAGGCCCGCGAGGACTCATTTTGTCCGCGCGGGTCTTGGTGATACGAAAGTGATACGAAACTGATTTTTTCCCTCTGTAGCTACTCATTGAACTACGGAGAGGAGCAAACGGCGATTGTAAACCCACGCCGGACCCGCCCCGCGCACCGCCGGGAGGGCGGCATGCGGGGCGCTGGGGCGTCAGTCCTTGCGCACGGTGTAGATCAGGTCCAGCGCGCTGGTTTCCCCGGTCTGGCCGCGCAGGGTGAGGCGGCGCGAGAGGTCGTAGAAGATGTACAGCGTGCCCATGGCGCCCGAGAGGCTTTGCTCGTAGGTGACGTAGAGATCGCTGGACAGGCGCTTGCCCAGGGTGAGGGCGGCGCCGGTGGAGCCTTCGCCGCCCGGTCCCTTGAAGCCGATTTCGTCCAGGCCCAGGTTGCTGGCGATCTTGCCGCTGTTGTTGCGCCCGCCGCTGAGCAGGGACAGCGCGGCCTGCTGGAGCAGGGCGCTTTCGGCGCCGCCCGTGGCGGGGTCGCGGCCCATGACCACCCAGGAGAGCTTTTCGGCATCGGGCATTTCGGGGTCGGAGTACAGGCGCACGCGCGGGGCGTTGGCCGTGCCCTGCACCTGCACGCCTGCGCGCACGGCGATGTTCGGGCGCAGCGCCAGGATGTCCAGCGAGGGGTTGGCGTAGGGGCCGTTGAAGCGGATGAGGCCGGTCTCCACGTCCAGCGACTGGCCCCAGGCGCGGTAGCGGCCCTGCACGGTGCGGATCTCGCCCGTGATGCGCGGCGGGCCGCCCGCCACGGTGGGGCCCTGCACTTCCAGCGCGCCTTCCAGGCGGGTGGTGATGCCGTAGCCCTGCAGCGCGAAGTCGCGGCCCAGGTCGAGCTTGACGAGGATGTCGGGCAGCTTGATGGTTTCCGCGCGGGCCTGGGCCTTGCGGTCGGCCTGCTGCTGTTTGCGCGCCGCTTCCTGCTCGGCCTTGCGCGAGGCGGCCGAGTGCACGACCACGTCGGAGTCCAGCGAGGGGGCGGATTCCTCGGGCAGGATGATGGTGGCGCGGTCGGTGGTGAGGTCGCCGCGCAGCGTGAACTGGCCTTGCTCCAGCTTGGCCTGCAGGCCGCCCGATATGCTGACCTGGCGGTCCGCGCGCACCAGCACCTGCAGCCTGGTGGCCTGGGCGCGCAGGTCCATGCTCAGCCCGGAGTTGCTGCCATCGGCATTGGGCGGATCCCAGCGCACGAAGCCCGAGCCTGTGAGTTCGCCGCCTTCGCGCGGGGCCGTGGTGAGGTTGCCGCTGTAGCCCAGGATGCGCGCATTGCTGCCGCGCCCGCCCTGCATGCGCAGTTCGGTCAGGTCCAGCCGGTTGCCTTGCAGGCGGGCGCGCAGCACGCCGTTTTGCAGGTCGATGCCGTCCAGCGCGGACAGGATGCTCAGGCCGTCGGCCGAGAGATTGCCCTGCCACTGCGGGTTCTGGCGGTCGCCGCTGATCTCGGCCTTGGCCTGCAGCGAGCCGGTGACGCGCCAGCCGGGCGGGGCGAACAGCGCCCAGATGCCGATGTCGGGCATGCGGGCGTCGATCTGGCCGGACAGCGGGGCCTTCTCGGGCCAGGTCCAGGTGCCGTTTTGCTGGGCCAGGCGCGTGCTCAGCTGGGCAGTCAGGGTGCCGGCGCGTTCGCTGTCCCAGTCGAGCTTGGCCTGCACGTCGTCGCCCTGGGCGCGCACGCTCAGGCGGGCCTGCTTGATGTGGGCGCGCATGCCGGCGCCGCGCACGGTATGCGTGCGCACTTCGCCGGGCTTGCTGGAGCGCGGGCCGGTGGTGTGGATGACGGTGGTGCCCGAGCCGTCTTCCACGGCCAGGCGCAGGTCGCCGGCTGCACGCTCGACCAGCAGTTCGGCCTTGAGCGCGGGGCCGGTGGTGTCCAGGTCCCAGCGGGCATTGAAGCTCAGGTCACCGCTCAGGCCCATGGCGGCCAGCGGAGGCTCCTCGGCCATGGAAAGGGCATCGACCCAGGCCAGCGGCAGGGCCTGGGCGCGGCCGGTGCTGCGCAGGGCCCAGCGGCCGTCGCCGCCCTGGGTGGCGCGGGTGTCGTCCCAGGCCAG